ATTACTCACCGCCAACGCTTGACCAGCATGCTGGTCCCGCGTTTCGTGTACTGACTGGCAGTAAAAGGTGCGGTTGCCTCTAAAGGCTTCCACACTTCAGAACCTCGCTCTAAGTGCATGTTCCGGTCAGCTGCGCCACTTTCGGTAAAATACCTTAGTAGCATCAGCCAGCCGTCCATGCGTTTTAATAACTTAGGGTTACGAACGTCCCAGACCAGCCACTGTCTCTTTTGGAGATTTGGCTCTATTCTGTAACGACGTATCCGAAGGTTCTCAGGTACACACCGTAAAGAAAGATCCGGGCCTAATGAAGGCACCTGACCGTCCTCAGGGATTGGTCCGTAAACGGATCCCAACCATTCTACAATTTGATTGTAGATACAGTAGTACGACCTATCATAGCAAGAATTAGCATAGCTAATCCAGCTACAGTAAGTCCCAGCGGTTTGACGAGATGACCAGACTGTCCGTAACCGGACAGGGGTAACGTTTTCGCCCATAAAGGCGTCCACGCCACACGATTCTCTAAAGAATCCCCCGGTGCAGCTCTTGTCGCGGTTTATTTTTAAACCAAACGACTCTAAGCTGTTCATGGCGTTCTCTGCATACGCAGTTGGAACCACTACATCGTCGCCGTACACTAGGATACCATCCTTGGTATCTGCGTCCGGTGCCGCCGCGGTCAAGATAGCCCATATAGTCAACGCCAGTACAGGGAAACATAAACTGCTTCCCATTGGCGCGAACTTTTTGAGCTTTAACTCTCGACCATCAGGTAACACCGTCGACAAACTCCTACACGCTTCCAGGTAACCCAGGAGGGGTTCCGGAAACAGCAGGCGAACTAAGGCAAGACTGACTCTGTCCGAGGCCTCATTGAGGTCTAGGGTCGAGTACCGGCCAACAATGGATGACGCCAGGTTCCCTTTGGAACCCAGCAGTGCTCCACGCTGGTTAGGCTCTTGCCGAGTAAAGTTCACGTTCCACTTTGTGAGTGGATGTGACTCTACTAGCGCCACTATTGCCTTGTTTAATCCCCCTTGAACCCATTGAAAATCAACAGGTTCGCAGGAAATTATTCGAGGACCGCGAGAATCCTTAGGCACGAGTACAACTCGAGCCGGGAGATCCTCCTCACCTATTTCATTTATATGATCTAGGCGATCACTGAAATGACCAATAGACGCGTAGAAATACGCATCCAGAGGATATTTTTCAGCAATTCGACGCGAAACGTTAGTCCACTGGTACTTACCCCATAGCTGCTGCTTTGTAGCAACAGCGCCGGGTCCGTGCCTAGGGTTTACGTCCGTAGGATCGAAGAATGCAAACACTTCATTTAGAAGTATTCTTGCACGGCGGATAATCACTTCTTTCGGTACAGCTCCAGGATATCCCGGAGTACATGTCCGATAGCGATAACTAATCGAGGAGAGATCAGACTTTTCAGCCTGAATCGACTCTTCGACGGTGGTGAGCTCTTCTTCAGTTCTTTCGAACTTTGAAAGAGTTTGCTGTTCTTGTTCATCGGTGTAGGGCAACTCATACTTGTAAAACAAGTAGAGGACTTGCCTTATTTCCTTAACGCATTGTATACACGGTTTAGGAAGGACGCTTCCATCTGGATGGAGAACCATGCTAAACAGCTCACCGAGAAACCTCGGGAGTTGACTGTTTTCCCTCGCGTCTAGCGAGAGATCTGCAGCGTTTAGTTTAGGTCCACCACTTAGGCTTTTATCAAAAGCCTTACCCAGACGGGGCAGGGTCTTCGTGAGAAAACCCATTCCTTCTTTACGTAGCCTCTTGTCAACCTTTTGAAGGGTCAACTTGAGGTTCCGTGTGTTGAACACATCTCCATGTATGTTGTGAACATCGTGGAGTAGTGCAGCGATGAGTTTATAACTATCATCTAGGCTCTTAGTGTACATCATATGATTATACTTCCTAGAGCATGCATACACTCCGCGACTCCATTCGCTACGAAACCATCACCCAATAATGATAACCAATAAGGCCATCACTAGAATGTTCGAGAAGTCCGTGCCCAATGGCGAACGCCCGCTTTCGCGGAAATTCGTTGTTTGGACGCCGGTTACTCCTTCCACATGGCAAACTAATCCGTATCCCAATGAGAAAACCACAATCTGGGGCGAATCCGACGCCTATGCCTTTTGGCACGACTCGTTTATCGTTATCGACAAACAAGGTCATGCCCGGCACGGACGAAAGACTAACCTCGCAGGTGCAGGTATCTCCCCGTACACTTCTATTGAAGAAATTGAACCATAGGAGCAATACGCTCCCACAATTCCCGTTCGACAACTTCTGCGTATAGGGGGACAGAGGGATATAGTTCTGAGTGACGAAGACGACCTGGCCCGGCCCAGAGCATAAGCTCTATATGGGTCCCGGTGCCAGGATCGCCTAGATGTGAGCAGTTGACAAAGGCTTAAAGGCCCCCATTCAACAACTCGCGAGCGCCGTTGCCAGTTCCATCGTAAAGCAGAGTCGTGCCGCCTAATGTGGCGACAAACGACAGAAGCTCCGCGAGGACCTTGGCTGCATTAGCCGAAGTAGCACTGGCTCCCACTGGGAAGTCCAGCACTATGTAGGCCGATGTGGTGATTGGCGTTACCGTATCCACGTCCGAAATGGACGTCAAGTCGAATCTTTCGACGGACCGGCGACGCTTCTTCATCCCACTCCCAGACTCCTGATGTGAAATAATCAGTCGATGAGGGAGTGACGGTACTTCGCCTATTTGGGCGAAAACCGTACTACGTTCGTTCGTTGACAGGCGGGTGAATTCAACTTCACTCCCTGCAGCATCTTTTACTTCGTTTGTGTTAAGTGTATTACTTAGCATGCTTTATGTTAGCGTTGTGCCAAAGTGTCTTAAACGTATAGACGTAAGACTGCCAAGGCGTGACCTAGCCTAAAAACTTAGACCAGGATTTGCGTGACGGACGCCGCTTTCGTGCTATCACTAGCGCGGCGCCCAGGCTCAGCTCCTTTGGGGAGAGGCCACTAGCCGTAAGGCTAACCCAGCTGGGCATCCCGTATTGCCTTCGGTAGGCAGTTTCGGTAACCTCAGCTAGGGGTACCTGTTGACCTGGGACTAGACCGTAATAGGATTTCACGATTCCTCGCGAAACTCTTATCTTACGGCTTCGTTTTACAGACCAAAGGTAGTCACGTATGTTTATCAGCGGTTCCATGTTCTGCACCTTCGCGGTATCAAGCCATCGGTTTACACCAATGACCCAATCCACAACGAAGGACCAAGGAATAGCGTTCCAGATTATCGCCGGGTTTAAATTTATACCCAGTGAGTCCAGTAAGCTAAGCACTCGAGCATGCTCGAGTTGGTAGTTCGAAAAATAATAATTGTATCGAACTTGTGCATGGAATACGGTCGGTTCATAGATCACCTGACGCGAAGAGTCATAGAGGCCCACAGTCTGGTTTTCCCATTTCGGGAAGCCAAAACCAGGGTTACTCTGTTCTTCTTTTACATCAGGGAATTCTACCCACTTGTAGGTAAAGTGCCTAACTTGTGGTCGACCCGCGCGAGTGATGAGATCGTTCATACGTTTCTCAGTTCGCAACAAGGCTGCCTGGAAGGCAGCTATGTCTGATAATAAGGGAGCAAAAGCGAATTCCCATTGCAGGAACCCGCTAGCCCCTAGGCGGCTCAGGGTACGTAACGATCCGTCGTCACGTGTGGCTTTGGTAAGCCACGCTCTAACGGTAGGGACAACCTTATTCAGGTTGTTTGCCGCAGATAACCCTAATCTGATCATGGATCTGAAGTCTTTCAACTCTATAACAGAGTTGACGAGCGACATTTCCTCCTTGATAGCCGGCAGCATCACTCTCATAGCGGTGCTGTTTAGGTCATCGAGGCCAGCTGGGGCGGGGATAAAAGTTACCCCGTCAGGCTGAGGATCATTAAACGCTGGCAACCCATTATTTAGGAAGCCAGGCGAGCCGTAAGGCATCAACTCGGAACCACTGTAATATTTGAGGTATCCGAACAACGGATTCTTGCTGTAGCCGAGGTATATATCTGGGTAATAAGCCCATTTCTCGGTGTAAGCAGGAATTAAGCAGGGTAGCGAATTTCCACTATGCACTTTGTGGTGCTGAATGGATTTCCACTTCTGCTTTGGGCCAGGCTCATCTTGAGATATTTCACTCTGGTTCTTCTTATATGAAGGCCACAAAGTTGAGTACTCT